TGAAAATCAACACTAATGTGGTTACCATCGAAGATTTCACACCAAAATTCTGCTGGATGAAAGCGTTCGGTGTACTTATGAATGAATTCTACCCGAGCAAAGCGCCCCATACCTAATAAATTCATGCTAGGACGCACAATATAAAAGTCAGGTTTGGGAACAGTGGTACCAATAGGACCACATGTATAACCCAAAACCTGACTTAGGATTAATTTATTGTATATCCAAAGGTCTTCAGAATGTATTTGTCGCCATTCGTCATTACCTTCTAGATACATTATCCTTTACCTTGTCCGCGATAACGCTTGCGTGCCTTATTACGAGACGTTGCGGCATACTTGGTATGCTTCCCAGTCCCTTGACGAGATTTTTTGGGAGCGCCCTCAACGTATCCATGCCCCTTGCGAATTGCCATAATTAGTCTCCAATAATTTCAGTTTCAATTTCATCAGGACTTGGAGAACCTCCCTCGTAAAAGTTTTGAGCAAGGTCCTCAATGGTGTCCATGTATTCTTCTTCTGTAAGGTTTGAGTGCAATAACTTCCCCTTACAGAGAATATTATAGCGTTCGTTAGACATAAAATCAAATGACTCTTGTCTTTTCGTGACCAACTCTGATGCGAGGGTCACACCAGATTTCAAAGCCTGCTTCTTTAGCATCCAAACAGAACGATACGTCCTCTCCACACATATCCTGAACCTCTCCAGATTCAAAGACTTGCATCTTCGGAGCAAACCAAGGATACTTCATATCATTGTGTTCAAACACTCCGTGTTTAATCAGCAACCAACCGAAACCTGTGTAGTCTACCGTGAATGGTTTTTTGCGCTTTGAGATACTATCAACAGTTTCATGATTCATCACTCCACCATTACCACGGAAATCATCCTCATCCAACCAGTGGGCGACTGAGGTTGTGTGACCGTCCTCTGTAGCATACCAACCTGCTGAGATGTCTTGATCCATCAATACAAGTTGATAAAACTTTTCAGTATTAAAAACAATATCACTATCAATCCACAACTGATAATCATATTTCAACTTACCATCCCAGGGAATCTGATCAGGTCCACGCAGTACATTCGCTCCTAAACATTTGCAACGAGCGAAATTTACCATCGAGGAATAGTCCTGCGAGATCTGAATGCTTGCCCCGTTCTGTACCAGATCAAAACAGAGCTGTACAAATGCTTTCAGATAAGTATAGGAAACTCCGCGACCAGGCAGACAGAAGACTACAGACTTCCCTCTGATCATTTCTCTTGCCTTAGCATAATCCCATTCTGGTTCGGAATTATTGACTACTGGCGCTTTTGCTTTTACAGTAAATCCTTTAGCCATAATAGAGTGTAATTACTTCAGTATCATACAGTATTATCTAGGTAAAGTCAATCACTCTTGACTTCGGTTATCAGTATACTATCGCCATCGACTTCCATATTCACCTCGGTGCCTTCGTACCACCCAAAATCATTCAGTATCCACTCTGGAATCGTCACATAATACTCTCCAGTAATTGGATCAACCTCTACGGTCGTAATATTTTCTCCGGGATTTTTTTGCATCTCAGTATTATCGACTTTCATTTTAGTTTTATATAGGGAAAAAAATTTTTATAATGCGAGGAACATTTAGATCGCTTTCGTAACACTTTATAGATTAGGGTAGTTATGCGTTTTTATATAAGGGGGGCATCCACGCGATCGGATAAAAACGCCCCCACAACGGGGGGCACTGCTGCCTGCACGAACGCATGAGGGTCAGAAGGGGATGACCCGCACGTCGTCAGACCCTGCGACCAACTGATCGACGCGATCCTGCTGCAACTTGAGCACGACCTGAGAGTTGCGGTTCGCCTTGGACAGACCCAGGAAAGCGCGGATCCCGTTGTTGCTGGTGACGCGGAGACGCAGACCAACCTCAACGATGTGGTGATCACGGCGGAGGGTGACCTTACGGGAGGTCATGCCGCGACCCTTCTCAACCTGGGCGACGTACCCCTCAGACAGGAGACGGGCGGCACGAATGGAGTCGTGCTCCATGACGTAGCAGGTTGCTGCCTTAGTGTCGGTGATCGCCATCGCCATGCCGTCGTTTGCTTCGATCAGTTCGGAGCGCAACCAAGCGGTGAGGGCAGCGGGGTCGATCGAATCCAGGGCATCGCTGCACACCTCATTAAAGAGGTCACGGGTCTCCTCTACAATCTCCTCACGCTTTGCCTCATCCCATTGGCGGGCGTTGGCGACGAAGGCGCGGAAGTCAGCGAAGCGGGCAGAGTCCAGAAGGGCATCGGTTTGGGAGGTATTGACCCAATCGAAAGAACCGTTCCGCAGCCCTGCCTTGTGCTTAATGCTGACGGGTTTGGTACCCGCCATGGCGTCTGCCTTGTTACGGGTGCCGCCTAGGTGGGTCAGGGTCTCAGCGAACACCTGATGAGCATTCAGGAGGGCGATGGTGTCGTGCTCGTTAGCGACGCCTTCGTGATGGGTGCTGCCGTTGGTTTTGAACATGTTAGAAGCGGGTGAGCGCCACCCGTGTGAACTGTGGTTATTGTAGCAGATCAGAAGGCGATCGGGTCAGCGGTGGGGGTGCTGATTTCGGCAAAGTGTGCGGCACACTCTTCAATGCCCTGAGTTTCCAGATCGGTGGCGATGGTGTCCAGGATCGCCAGGAGTTGGGTACCGTCAGCGGCACGGTTGAGCAGGGAGAGGGAGAGGTCGCGGGTCATGGTAGGATTGTGGTTTGTGGTTTGAAGGGGGAGGCGGATCAGAGGTCCGCCATCATCTCATTGATTTCGATGCCGTCGATCGCGGGGTCATTCCAGCGCACCCCGTCGCGGGTCTCTTTGCTGCCGCACTCATAGAGCAGCGTCACCAGGTCCTGATAGGTGCGGCACTCTTTAGCGGCACCATACAGACCCTCATCGTTCTGAATCCAGAGGGCGACGTTCCAGGTTTCGTAATTTGCCCAACCGTTGTAGGTGGTGTCGGTGGCGGGGTTGTGGATGGCGGAGCTCATCGGGGTTCGTTTGAACTGAAGTCAGTATAAGGGGTAAAGGGGACGCCCATGGGGCATGAGTGGACAGCACGCTCACTGGCACACCCCTTGGTTAAACTTAGCGTTGTTGAAGTTAGCGTGACTGAAACGCTCACGATTCACCAGTTTCATTGTACCAAACTCATTACTGTAGACATAACCTTCGGCATCAATTTGATCGTATCCGATGTAAGCGGCAGGTCCATCATTACGGCAGAGATAGAGTGCATCATCTTTGATAGATTTGACGAGCGCCCAGAAACCCAGGAGCAGAGGATCGCAGTCGAATTCGCTATTCACAACGGGACGCTTTTCCCGAATACATGCATTCAATTGTTGCTTAATCTGCTTTGCTTTCTTCTCATCGACAAAGGTCACAGTCTGCGCCATTTGTTTAGCGAACTGAATCACCTCAGTAAGGTCACCAAACGATCCTGCACACTTGTTATAAGATCCAGAGAAGATCCATGCATCGGGTTGTACAAATTTGCAGTTAATACCATCCTCCATCATATAATCAATGGGAGACGCTACTGCATCACGAAGATCAGAAGTTGCCTCATAAAGAGTATGCGGAGCAACAATGATTTCCTCACGTACAGTTACTCCGAAACTGTAAGTGATAGTGTTGGGAGTGTATTCAGTTTCTCCACCGAAACCAATAAAATCTCCCTGAATAATGGCGTCTGTATGAGGTAACCAATCAAAACAAGCGTGCAGAATTTTTGCAACTTCACCCGTGTGGTTCGCATCAATGTCCTCATGAGATTCGTTGATTTTGATCTTTACTTTGTTGAAGACACTTTTGGTCCCCACGAAGAAGTTTCCAGTTGCAGGATTACGTCCCCAAACAATAGCAGGAGCGCCGTCAATTTTAACGCTGAGAGTACCCTCCGCAGCGAACCAATCCAACGCATTCAGATCTCCCGTGAGAATAGTGTCTTCAGGGTGTTCGATGTGTTTGTTTTGCATGAATGTAGTATGACGCATCAGGGGGCGCTTTGGGGCGTTTGGTGGACAGTTCCCTAAAGTGTCCACAGTCGGCTGCCTGCGGCATCTCCTGGCTCTACAATAGGGTCACAAGCGAAGGAGGGGCAGG